ATGGCTAAACTGATTAAATTTGATGAAGATGCCCGCCGCGGCCTGGAACGCGGGGTCAATGCCCTGGCTGATGCTGTAAAGGTAACCCTGGGGCCTAAAGGCCGGAACGTTGTCCTGGAAAAGAAATTCGGTTCTCCCACCATCACCAATGATGGGGTGACCATTGCCAAAGATATCGAACTGGAAGATCCGTTCGAAAACATGGGTGCTGCCCTGGTCCGCGAAGTAGCTACCAAGACCAACGACATCGCCGGTGATGGGACCACCACGGCTACGGTCCTGGCCCAGTCCATCGTCCATGAAGGGATGAAGAACGTAGTGGCCGGTGCCAACCCCATGGTCCTGAAGAAAGGGATCAAGAAAGCCACCGATGCACTGGTGGATGAACTCCAGAAGAGCGCTAAGACCGTCAGCACCAAGGAAGAAAAAGCACAGGTTGCTTCCATTTCCGCTGGCGACGAAGAAATCGGCGGCCTGATTGCCGATGCCATGGAAAAGGTAGGCAATGACGGCGTAATCACCGTAGAAGAATCCAAGACCATGGATACTTCTCTGGAAACCGTAAAAGGCATGCAGTTCGACCGTGGGTATATCTCCCCTTACATGGTAACGGATCCTGACAAGATGGAAGCCGTCATGAGCAATCCGTACGTTTTCATTACGGACCGGAAGATCACTCTGATCAACGACATTATGCCTGTACTGGAAAAAGTGGTGCAGCAAGGGCGTGAACTGCTGATCATTGCTGAAGACGTGGAAGGCGAAGCCCTGGCCACCTTGGTAGTGAACCGTCTGCGGGGCACCTTCAAGGCTGTGGCTGTGAAGGCTCCTGGCTTCGGCGACCGTCGGAAAGCCATGCTGCAGGATATCGCCACCCTCACCGGTGCTACCGTGATCAGTGAAGAAGTAGGCCGGAAACTGGACAGCGCTACCCTGGAAGATCTGGGCACCTGTGGCCAGGTTCGGGTGACCAAGGACCTGACCACCATTGTGGACGGCGGCGGTGACAAACAGGCTGTGGCTGACCGGATCGCTTCCATCCGCGCCCAGATCCCTGAAACCACTTCTCAGTTCGATAAGGAAAAACTCCAGGAACGCCTGGCTAAACTGTCCGGTGGCGTAGCTGTCATCAAGGTTGGCGCTGCTACCGAAACCGAACTGAAGGATAAGAAACTGCGTATCGAAGATGCTCTGAACGCTACCCGTGCTGCTGTGGCTGAAGGCATCGTAGCCGGCGGCGGCACTGCTCTGCTGCAGGTACAGCCGGTACTGGACGAACTGGAAGCCAAGGCTGAAGGGGACGAAAAGACCGGTATCGATATCGTAAGACGCGCCATCGAAGCACCGGTACGGCAAATCGCCAACAACGCCGGCCTGGAAGGTGCTGTGATCGTAGAAGCCGTGAAGAAGGCTGCCAAAGGCACCGGCTTCAACGCTGCTACGGAAGAATATGTGGATATGATCAAAGCAGGTATCGTGGATCCTTGCAAAGTGACCCGCAGTGCTCTCCAGAATGCTGCTTCCATCGCTTCCATGATCCTGACCACGGAAGCCGTCGTAGCTGACAAACCGGCTGAGAAAGGTGCAGCCCCTGCCCCTGCCATGGGCGGCGGGATGCCCGGGATGATGTAAACAGAAACCAGAAAAACTGCACCACGCCTAGGTTTATGTATTCGAAAGCCTATAAAATTGGGCCGAAATTGGGCTGAAATTGGGCAGAAAAATTTCAAATAAAACCACCGCGTATATTATGCACGGTGGTTTTATTTTTATACAAAATAGGAAACCATAGGAAACCGTAGGAAAAATAGGAAAAACCTGGTGAAAGTCTGGTAAAAATCTGGTGAAAATCTGGGCGGGAAAAACATGGGAAAAATGACGGCAAAACGTGGGGATTGACTACCGTTCCATGAGTTCCGCAAATTTTTCCGCCGCCCGGCGTTTCATGTGTTTTGTAACATGCAAGTAAATCTTACGTGTTGTGGTATCATCGGAATGGCCTAACCGGTCCATTATATCCACCAGGTCAACGCCTGCCTCGGCCAATAATGATGCGTGAGTGTGCCGGAAAATATGAGGATGCACCCGGCAGGGCAAGGGCGGCACCATGGCCGCCTGTATGTGGTCTATGTGGTTCTGGACTACGCGCTGGGTCAGCGGGTACCCCGGGTGCATTAAGGCCGTAAACACGAAGCCGCCCCGGGAGCCTGGGGGATAATGCCATAATTCCCCAAACGTAAACCGGCGCGACGTTGCCTCCAGGCGGTATTTTTTGAGTTCCGCGACTAACTGAGTGGGCAGCGATAAAATCCGCGCTGACGTCCGCGTTTTGGGCGGCAAGAGCTGGTAAGCATTATAGCGGTTGCCGGGATTATACAGCGTTTTGGTTACTTTGAGCGTTGCGGCGTCCAGATCAATATCTTCCCACGTCAGGGCAAGGGCTTCCCCTATACGGAGGCCCGTATAGGCCAGCAGCATAAACAGTGCTGTGTAATCGCCGTACTGGGTGTGTTTTCGGGATTCGTCCAGGAAACGTTGCAAGTCCGCTTTTTCAAGGTACTGGGGTACGTCCGCCTCCGGGTCAATAATTTTCCGGGACGGGCGAGGCGGCGATGCAAACTCCGTCGGATCGTTGTAAATAAGCTCAAATTCCCTGGCTTTTTTAAAGATCATTTTGGCGGTAGCGTGTACGCCGCAAATCGTGTTGGGCTGCAATTTATCTTTGAGGTCAAGCAAAAACATCTGGTAATCGCGTTTGGTTATCTGCTGCAGGGGAATTTTAGCAAAATAACGATTTAACCAGGCAAGATTATGTTCCCGTATCCTGACCGTTGATACCTTTACCTGCTGGCTATAGATTTTTAGCCAGTCGGCGGCAAAAGCTTCAAAAGTGATTGCGGATCCGGGTACATATTGTTGTTTCTTGACTGATTCCTGGATTTCCCGTAGCGCGGCCTCCGCGTCTTTGCGACGCGGGAAGCCAAACCGGGACACGCGCTTGCGTTTGCCCGTTGCCGGGTCAAGCCCAACGACAGTGCGGAAGCCCCAGGTGCCATTGGGCGAGTGGATGATTTCCATGATTAATCCTTTACTAACTCGTTCCCATCAATTTCCGCTTTGGTCATTGTTCCGTTTTGTTTAAAGTCAAACGACGCACTAAAAGGGGTGCGGATCATAGCACCAAAAGAATTCTGGGCGTCAACAAAGCCGGTTACGATCCCGACACCGTGAATCTTCCTAAACCTAAAATCACTAAATTTTGCGGTAGATGGCGTTTTTAGGTTTGCTTTCACTACTTTTTCGACCTGCTTTTGCATATGTTGCATTTCTTTTTCGGATGGAATATTGTCAGAGATTTTTTCTATTAATTTTCCATCTTTGAATAATGTTATACCAGAAAACATAACAGAATGGACTGAAAGGTTAGGATTTATCCATACACCGTAGTTGTAACTTTTTCCGTCCATCGAAAAACTATAATATTTCCTGCCACTTGTATCTGACTGATTTGTAGTCTTCCAAGATTTTATTTTCTCTGGATCTATTTCTGTTGATTTCAAGGCAGCTGTTATGTCATCTAATTGTTTTTTATTTTGTAGCTGTATCGTTTTAACGATTTTATTATTTTCAAAAACATATTTTTCTCCGGAAGGTGACGCTGCGTAAACACCCAAAACAATTAAGGCACAGATACTCGTAATAGCGATTTTTTTCTTATTCATGGCAGTAGCCTCCTTTACTTAATAACGGATTGTTTTAGTACGGCCAGTCCCAGACAACGGAAATCCTGGCAATTATCAACATTAAAAACCATGGGTGCGTATTTCGGATTTTCCGACACCAACATAACGCCGGTATCCGTTTTATAAAATCGTTTGAGACATACCCGCTCTCCGTCGATCTCAAAACAGCCAATCTGGCCGACCTCTACCTCTGGCTGCTGCTTGATAAAAACAATATCCCCGTCATTGATGCCCGCGTTGACCATAGAGTCGCCGGATACCGTAATGCAAAAATCTACCTTGTAACGGTTATCCACGTCGTAATACGGCGTGTCCTGGTTTATATCCTCTAGGGGCGCGCCCGCTGCCGCATACCCCAACATGGGTACGCGTTTAAGTAGGGGCTTTTCAACTCCCTGCACGATTGGTACATTTGCCCCCATTAACCACGCGGGGCTAACATTTAAAGCCTGAGACAAAGTAAACAAAGCCCTTTGACGGGGGATTACTTTCCCAGTGCAATACTGAGAAATTGCTCCAGTTCCAAAGCCTGTCATTCTAGCAAGATCCGCTTGTGTTAATTCGCGAATTTTCAATGCTTTCTTTAACCTGGCAGCGGTTGTTTCCAAGGCATCCATAATACGGCTCCTCCTTTCGTTAGAAATATTATACCATGAAAATAAAAAAATGCTAAATTTTTTTGAGCTTTTCTATTGATTTTTTTAAAAAACAATGTTACTATATCTTTGCTAAAAGAAATTGAGCAAAGAAGGGGGGCGGCAACAATGCGATTCGACTATAGTCGACTTAAAGGGCGTATCAAAATGGTTTTTGATACACAGGAACGGTTTGCAACCGCGATGGGCATTAGCGCACGGACGGTCTCATTAAAATTAAATAACGCTGTGGATTGGACACAACGAGAGATTATCCTTGCTTGTGAATTGCTCAAAATTCCGTATAGAGCAATCCCAGATTATTTTTTTACCATATTTGCTAAATTTAATTGAGTAAAAGGAGGAAACCGCATGAAACGAGATTACCGAATTGGAGAAATCCTGTTAACGCCGATACTGGCCCCTATTGTCGACTTTATGGACTGGCCAGCATTTGCCAAAGGTATGGCTGCCGGGGCAGCAACGACCATCGCGGTACTGATTATGATCGCCGGTGCGCTGTGTGCAAAACCATGAGCCGGGCAAGGTGGCGGGTTGTCAGGAGGCTGTTTGGTCAATATGCAATCCAGAAAAAATTGTATATTGACGGGTTTCCGGTTTGGGCAACCCTAACAACCAATCCTAAATTGGCAATTTTCGAATACCGTCAAGACGACTGGGCAAAGGCGCGGGAAATCTGCGACGAACTGAACGAAAGGGAGAAAAACCATGGAAAATGAAACCACTGAAAAACAAGCCTTTGATTTGGCAGCCAGTGCATTGCAAGGCGCTGGATTCAAGCAAGCGTTGATTTTTGCAACGCGTCTAGGCAGCGCCGAAGACACGGGAAAAATCAACAAAAGCGACCGAAAGGAAGTCGAGAAATACGGTCTCCGTGTCGTCCGGGCCATGGATACCGTAACCATGTTGGCGTCCGTAGGTTCCCACATTGAACGATTAATAAAGGAACACCCGGAAGATAAGGACAAGGTGGCACATTGTGTTTTAAAACTGGCCGAGGCCGTCCTGGGCGATGATACAGAAACCATGAATTAAAGGGGAGGGGTGAAGCCATGGAAACCATTGATACCCGCGTTGCCATTCTGGAGCAGCGGGTGAAAGACCTGGAAACACAACTCCGCGGGCCAGCGTTCGGGGCGGCGCTGCCGTCCGTCCTGGATATTGAAGCCGTCATGAACGCCCTGGATTGTAGCGAATACAGAGCGCGGGAAATCATGAAATCCGGGAGGCTGAAGGTTTTTCGGATTGGGAAAAAATACCTGGCCACCAGGGAGCATTTCCTGGAATGGCTGGAGCAAGGAGGTGATGCTGGTGGACAATGAGATGGCAAACAATTTCCGGGACTGGGAACGGTACATCAGAATTTCCCGTCGGTTTACAGCTACGGAGGTTGCAAGGCAAGCAGATCACGACGCAAGCTGGCTGGCACGGTGGGAAAAGCTGCCCCAGGCCACCATCCTGGAACCGTGGCAATATTTAAAAATCCGTGATTATATCGCGCCCGGTGTGCCCATGCGCAGCCTGGTTAAAACAGCACCAATGCAGCTTCCGTTCCTGGACCGGGAACAGCGCAAAAAAGCCGCAGAAATCCTGGAACGTGCCCGGGTTGCTAAATGTGTCGCAAATTTTACCCTGTCTACAAAAATAGGGCTGAGCGCAAGCTCATGGGCGTATCTGATTAGTATCGGCGGCGCCCCTGCTGAATCTACCATTTATCTAGCCTGCAAGGTTTTGGGCCTGGACTATAAAACACTATTAAAGGAGGTTGGAGTCGATGAACCTGAAGAGTGCAGCCGTTGAGCTGCTGTTACACACACACGAAACGCGGTTTGAGGACATGAAAGAGGTCCCAACGGCCTACGTTGAGAACCTGAGAAAAGCCCTTGCTGAGGAAGTCGACGACGCGAAAACGGAAGGGGTGAACAAGGATGCTTGAATCTAATTACCTGGATTTTACAGCTCCCGTACCGGCTGAGAACTGGGAACACTGGAAGCCGCAAAACGACGACCAGGCGAATTGGTGCCTGGAGAAAATTTCCGAGGCAAAGATGGAAATCATGGACGCCCGGGCGTTTTATGAGGCAAAGAAGCGGAAACTTGACCAATGGCTGGAAAACACCATCGCCCCGTACAACCGGGATTGTGAACATTTTGAAGCATTGCTCGCCGGATATGCAGAGGAAGTCCTGAACGGGAAAAAGAAACGGACCATTTCCCTGCCTGGTGGAAAATTCGGATTCCGGAAGGTTCCGGCGAAAATTGACCGGGACGACGCGGCCCTGCTGGAATATGCGGAAACCAGCGCACCGGAATTTGTCAAGGTGAAAAAATCCGTAGATTGGGCAGAGCTGAAAAAGACCTGCAAGACCGACGGTGACCACATGGTAACAGCGGACGGGGAAATCGTTCCCGGCGTGACAGTGACCGAACAGCCGGACAAATTTGTGTGCGAGGTGATTTAAAAATGGGTATGCCTGTTTTAATCCTAGGTGCCAGCGGTAGCGGAAAATCTGCTAGCTTGCGAAATTTCGACCCAGACGAAATCGGCGTTTTTAACGTTGCCGGTAAACCGCTGCCGTTCCGAAAGAAATTACCGCTGTACAACAACGTGCGTTATGAAGGTATCGAAAACGCTTTAAAAAATCCGAAATTAAAAACGTACGTTATCGACGACAGTCAATATTTAATGGCGTTCTACCTGTTCGACCACGTTAAAGACGTGGGATACAGTAAATTCACCCAATGCGCGGTGGATTTTCGAAACCTGATTGACTTCATTGTGCGGCAGACAGGGCCGGACGTGATCGTTTACCTGCTGCACCATATCGACCGGGACGAAAACGGATATATCAAGGCAAAGACAAGCGGGAAAATGCTGGACAACCAGCTGACCGTGGAGGGCCTGTTCAGTATCGTGCTACTGGCCGAAACGGACGGGAAGGAACACTGGTTTACCACCGTTTCCGACGGGTTCACCCCGGCCAAAGCACCCATGGGGCTGTTCCCGGATAAAATCGACAACGATTTAAAGGCAGTTGATACCGCCATTAGAGAATTTTACGGCCTGGCACCCGTAAAAGCGGAACCGGCTAAAGAAACGAAAGGGGTTACTGAAGATGCAAAAAATTAACTGGACGACCATTGAAGAAAGCACGGGCAACGGCAACCGTCCACCCGTCGGCGGCTATGTGCTACAAATTGTCAAGGCAGAGGAACGCCCGGACAAGCAGTATTTCATCATCGAATGGGACTACAAAGAGGGCCAGTATTCTGGACACAACCAGAAAAATTTCGTGGAAAATAACTGGGCGTTCCCCCGGCTGTTCCGTTCTTATAAACCCGCGGCCCTGGGGATGCTGAAACACTTCCTTATTGCCCTGGAAAAATCGAACCGCGGCTGGACTATGGAGCAATGGAACGCGCTGCCCGACCAACAGCAGGCTCCGGCGCTGAACGGCCTTGCGTTCGGTGCGGTGATCGGCGAGGAAGAATACATCAATAAAGACGGCAAGCTCAAGGTGCGGCAATACATCGCAGATACGTTGCCCGCAGCTGATATTCGCGCCGGAAAATTCGAAGTCCCGTCCCTGAAAAAACTGAAAGGAAGCGACAGCGGCGCCCCCTCCCCCGCCGCTGAAAATCCGGCAACAACCGCCCCCGTCGAGACGGGCGTTGAAGAATGTCCGTTCTGACGTATGAAGAAATCCTTGGAAAACTGAATAACGTCCATAAGCGCGGAGGCGCCCTGGTGGCGCAGTGTCCGGTGTGCGGGGATGAAGACCATCTGTACATAAATCGGGATGGGGACAAAACGCTGGCATTTTGCCATAAATGCCACGCGTCCCTTCCGGCTGTGCTAAAGGCCCTGGACGTGGGTGGGGAACCGCCTGCACCCGTTGCCCAAGCAAAGCCAAAAGACCATGGGAAGCGGATAGAGCGGATTGTCTACACCTACCGGAACCCAGACGGAAAAGAGGCTTATTGCAAAATCCGGGAAAAATTTGCAGACGGGCACAAGAAATTCAGCTTTTTATATACCAAACCCGATGGGGCCGTGGTTTACAAAAAGCCGAAACCCTGCAACAATCTGTACAACCTTGACCGGTTGACGGCAGCAAAGAAGACGGAAACGCTGTACATCGTGGAGGGGGAAAAATGCGCCGACGCCATGACCAGCGCGGGATTCCTTGCCACGTCAACCAACACGGGGGCGGAAAGTCCGAACCTGTCTGAGACGGACCGTAAAACCGTAGAAAAGTTTACCCGGAAGGTTATTATCCCGGACAACGACGGGCCAGGGGCTGAGTACGGCAAGGCATGGGAGGCACGCGGGGCAAAGGTCCTGCCGCTGCCGGAAATCTGGCCTGAGTGCCCTGTAAAAGGCGACGTTGCCGATTACCTGGAGCGCGGAGGCGACCCGGAAAAAATCCGGGAGTACAAATTTCCAACAACGGAATTTTCTGAGGATTATTTCCAAAATCTGGACCGCGCGGACCTTATTTCTGAGGATTTTCTGTTAAAACTGATTCAGATTGACGACCCGGTGCAGCAGCAGCGGGCGGAAAGCCTGGCCATGTTCCGGGCGTCTGATTTGTCAATCAAGCGCGAATTTGACAAAAACCTGAAGGCGGCTAGAATCAAGCTGGCACAGGAGCGAAAGGGTAATGAAAACGTTACCAATTTTACCGGGCAGCCGTTGGCATTACGGTGTGGTGACTGGATCGCCGATGATGAAGGGATCCGTCGCATGACCGCAAAGGGAAACAATGGAGATTTTACCTATCAATGGGCCTCCAGGATTCCCACCTTGCCTACAGGTATTTTGGTAAACGCCGAAACCGGCGAGGAACGTATCCGGCTAGATTTTTACAAGGCTGGCAAGTGGTCCAGCGTAACGGCCGACAGGTCCGACGTTGCCAGTAAAAACCGTATCGTTAACCTGGCAAACAACGGCCTAGAAGTTACGACGGATAACGCGCAGTATCTGGTTAAATATATCAGCGAGTGCGTAACGGAGAACCCGGCGGATATGCCACGGGAAACGTTTATAGACCATTTTGGCTGGACTGAGGACGGAGGTTTTGCCCCGTATGTGGACGGTCTGACTATCGACGCCGGCCCGACCGGAGATGCTCTGGTTAATGCGATCAAGCAAAAAGGCACCCTAGAAGAATGGCTCAAAATCGTGCGGCCGCTGATGGATAACATCTATCTGCGTCTGACCGTTGCCGCAAGCCTGGCTGCCCCGCTGCTGGAAATCATCAAGGGGCTTCCCTACGTGTTCCATCTTTGGGGCGGCACAGGCAGCGGCAAGACAGTGGGTATTATGGTAGCAGCCAGCGTGTGGGGAAATCCCCAGTTTGGCGCAATGGTCCGGACCATGAACATGACGGACAACGCCCTGGTGGGCATTGCGTCCACATTGCGAAACATCCCGTTTTTCGGCGACGAACTGCAAACCATCAAAGACCGTTTTAACGGCTACGACCGCCTGTTATATCGTATTACGGAAAAAACCGGGCGGGCACGCATGACAGCAGACCGGCGGGTGGAAAAGCCGGAAACCTGGAACACTGGATTTATATTTACCGGTGAAGAACCCGTTACCGGAGAAAATTCCGGCGGCGGCGTCAAGAACCGCGTGATTGAGATTGAGTGCGACGGGCCGGTGGTGGAGCACGGCAACCAGGTGGTCCGGGCGATTAACGAGCATTACGGGACGTTGGGCCCGGAATACATCAAGAAAGCATTGCAGGTTGACGTCCGCGCTGCCTACGACCTGACGTTCCAGGAGCTGATGAAGACCGGGACGACCGATAAACAGGCAATGACCATGGCACTGCTGATGGTTGCGGATGATATTTTCCGGATTTACTTTTTAAATTCGGAAATCCCTGGCCTAATGGTTAAAGACGTTGCCCCGTTTTTGCTGAGTAAAAAGCAGGTTGATGTTTCGGAACGTGCATATTCCGCCGTCATTGACTGGATCGCTGAAAACACCGATAAATTTTACGTTGCCCACGAGGACGATGCGGAGCACAGGGACTGTGACGGGCGTATCTGGGGTGGACGGACTGGAAACGAGGTGAGTATTAACAGATCCGTGCTAATGCGTTTTATGGCCGACGAAGGATTTAATTTTACCGCGGTTAAGAAAAAGTGGGCTGCAACGGGGAAAATTTTGCTTACCAAAGATGGGAGGTATTTATGGCACAAATCAATTTGCGGAGCAAAGGCATATTATGTAGTTTTGGTTACCGGTAAAATGTGACGAAATTATGAAATGTAGGAAATGTAGGAACGATGTAGGAACTTGTGAAACCCGCAAACCCGCATGGTGCCTATATATATACTATATTTCCTACATTTACTACATTTCCTACATATATAAAGGGTACGTATATATCAATAAATTCCGGTGGAGTACTGTTTCCCGGATATATTTAAATATATAGGCACCCCCTCCTGCAAAAAATGTAGGAATGTAGGAAAAGTACCGTGGAGCTAGTATCCATGCGGGTTTTCGGTTCCTACATTTTGGTATTCAAAATGTAGGAATTTTGGGGAAAACAAGGAAGTGGGTGTAAAAAGTGGACGAATTTGATGAAATGCGCGAAATGCTGGACGCAGACGAAGAGAGAATCGACGACCTGGAACGTCAAAACGAAGCCTTGCAGGAACGTATCAAGGAATTAGAGCTTGAAAATCACAAGCTGGGGGCAACGATTGACAGCGACAATAAGATTATCCTGGCGTTGACCCGGGCGCTGCACAAAGAAAGGACGGAACGGGGATGATTGACCAAAGGGCTTTTTGCCACGCCAAGGTAGCCATGCACGACGCACAAAAAATTGCCCGTGATCTGAATTGGAACCTGAGATACCGACACGGGTACAATCTAAGATTAAACGACTCTGTGCAGCGGCTTTTTGACGCAGAGGATGAAGTTGCCGATGCGATTGATCGTTTACGATTGGCGCGGTATCGTTTGCGGGATGCTATAGCGCAGGAGGTAAAAAATGAGCAAGGAAACGGCAAGGATTAATATACACGGCGCGTGGGTAGATACACGGAAATTTATAAATTGTTTTGCGGACGCCATGAAACTGAACCTAAATATTTTAGATGCATTTCCGGAACGAGGAGAATCAGTTGCGGATAGTTGCATTAGAAATTACGACGCGATTATAGCGGAAATCCGCAAGCAGCGCCGGAAACTGATTCGGGCGCGGTATGAGCTGAGAAAGGAGCAGGAAAATGAGAAAAACGACTAAATTGCCGGTGGTAAAAATCAAGGTTTTCCCCGGCGGGCACATGCCCGTCAAGAAAACCAAAGGCGCGGCAGCCTATGACTGTTACGCACGGATTGATGGGACGGGGGAGGACCAGTATTACGACTCCGGCCGCAAGTTGCATTATATCCCTGGAATTAACGGATGTACCACAAAAACCCCGTTAGGGTTTGCACTAGAGATGCCCGAGGGTATCCATGCGTTTATCCTTGCAAGGTCCAGCATGGGAGTAAAAACAATGCTGGTTTGTCCCATCGGTGTGGGACTCATTGACAGCGATTACCGCGGAGAGGTCTGTATGCTGTATCGTGAGATAGACCCCGACTATGACGTCCCTAGCTGGAAGCAGGAGGACGCAATCTATGACGGCGAGCGTATCGCGCAGCTGCTGTTTAACATGCCGGTTGAGCTGGTGCAGGTAGACGAACTGACACCAACAGAGCGGGGCAACGGTGGCTTCGGCAGCACGGGCCGAACGGATTTCCCGGAAACAAAGCCGGATCCCGTGCCGGAATGGGAGGAGTAAACCATGCAAACAGTTTTTAACGTTTTGATGATTTTTGCAACGATTGAACTGGCCATTTTAATTTATGAACAAGGCCGAAAAATCTATAAACGATATGAGGCAAAAAAAGACGCGGAAGCGTTTTTGAGATGGGCAAATAATCGGTTGAAAGAGCACGCCAAAAAGCAGCATGAGAACAAGAAGGAAGAAGGCTAACGGATGGAGCTACGACCATATCAAAGGGACCTGGTAAACAATATCAGGACGGCCATTAACCGCGGGAACCAACGCGTGTGCGCCGTCCTGGGATGTGGCGGTGGTAAATCCGTTATCATTGCCACCATTGCCAGGGCGTCTACGGACAACGGGGCGCGGGTGCTGTTTTTAGTCCACAGGCGGGAGCTGGTGGAGCAAATCAAACGGACCATGCACCGGCAAGGCGTGGACCCTGACCTGTGCAGTGTCATGATGGTGCAGACGGCCAGCCGCCGATTGCGCATCCTGGCCCCGCCCGTGCTTATTATCGTGGATGAAGCCCACCACGTTTTATCCAGGACGTACCAGAAAATCATTGAGTATTTTCCAAAAGCCCTGGTGGTAGGATTTACGGCGACACCGCAGCGGATGGGAGAGGGCGGCCTGGGCAAGGTTTTCCAGCAACTCATAACGTCGGTAAGCACGAAATGGTTAATTAATAACCATTATCTGGCACCGTATCACCTGTATTCCGCGCCCCTGGCCGACCCAAAGGGACTGCACACCCGCAACGGAGATTATGCCCCAGAAGAGGTGGCGGAGCTGATGGAAAAAGGCGCGATTTTCGGCGACACGGTAAAAAACTGGAAGCATTATGCGGACGGTAAAAAGACTATCGTTTACTGCGCAAGCATTAAATCCAGCAAGGGGACGGCGGCCGCGTTTCAGGCCGCCGGGATACCCGCGGAACACCTGGACGGACAGACGCCAACAGCATTGCGGCAAAAAATCGTTGACGATTTCCGTGCCGGGCGTGTCCTAGTGCTGTGCAACGTGGACTTGTTCGGAGAGGGTTTTGACGTTCCGGATTGCGAGGCCGTATGTTTGCTGCGACCTACAAAATCCCTGACGCTGTATATCCAGCAGGCCATGCGGCCCATGAGGACGGACCCTGGCAACCCTGAAAAAGAGGCTATAATCCTTGACCATGTGGGCAACTATACCAGGCACGGGTTCCCGGACGACGACAGAGAATGGAGCCTCAAGCCTAAAAAGCGTAAAAAGCAGGCGGAAACAACGGTGACCCAGTGCCCGGTATGCTTCCACGTTTTTAAACCGGCGCCTGTTTGCCCGTATTGCGGATATGAATTTAAGGCCGCAAAGGATAATAGCGGCGGAGATAAGGACAGGGAGCAGGAAACGGTGGACGGGCTGACACTGGAAGAAATCAAAGAATCCCCGTATGGAGACTATAAACGTTGTAAGACGTTTGCGGAACTGGAAATTTTTCGCAAGGCTAAAGGTTATAAATTTGGGTGGAGCCTACACAAGGCTGCGGAAATGGGTTTGGAGCTGCCCCCGAAATATAGGGGCGTGGCACGAAAATTTAACGAGGGATGGTTTAGGAGGCGGAAAGCATGATAAGACTGAATAAAGTTTTAAAAATGCTCAAAAATTATCAAAGGATACGGATTTACTACGTTGATAATTTTTCACTAGAGCCTAAAAGAATGATTATTTTTGAAGATGACATATCATACCTGCCGTATGGATGTGTCCAGGATGTTCTTGATAAACCAGTAAAGGAACTGGTGACTTATTACGACAAGCAATTAAAAAGATCGGTTTTATCTATTCAGATATTTAATCCAGAGGGGGTGGAGCCATGACCTTACACGACCTTTTGGACAACGGCTGTATCAACCTGCGCCGGGAGGAGGAAAACATGACAGAAACAGACCTGATGCACGAAATTGAAATTGCTTTATCCGAACGCGGGTGCTACGTTGAGCGCATCAATGTTGGCAAGGTGCAGACAAAGGACGGCCGGTGGTTTTCCACCGGCGCGCCTAAAGGCCGCCCGGACCTGTCCGGATTCATCCCGACAACGGGCCGGATGTTTTTTATCGAGGTCAAGGTAAAACCAAACAAACCGACGGAAGAGCAGCTTCGGTTTATCCATATGGCCAAATCGTCAGGCGCCCTGGCCTGCGTTGCCTACAGCGTTGACGACGCGTTAAAGATGGTCAACGATGCTATTTTTGACGGTATGGGGCTGGTAGTCATGGACCCAGCCGCGGAACGGCTGCCGGATGATTCCGAACTCTGGTTAAAGCTATTGACGTATGCCAGCGATTGCCGGGAGCTGTTCGAGGCGCTGTTTACCGTCCGGGATTGCGGAGCAAGGCTGGAAAAGGATACTAAATTCGGCCTCCGGATCGTTCCCTGCGAGCGCGCGGACGTTTACCAGGAGAGCCTAAAAATGTTTAAAAAATACGCAAAGCCGTTGACTGACGAATTATTTTATTTAGCAAAGGTGGGTGGTTAAAATGAACGAATGGAGGGCAAAAATCGCCCTGGCTGGTATCGTTTTATATATTCTGGTTGCCGCAATTATTGCTGTAGTCGGGTTATCTGGTTACACGGATTGGGGGCGCGCCATCTGATGGGGACAACGAGAGCCGGGAGCATTGAGGCTAGGCGCCATGTTTGCGACAAATGCGGCAAGGAGTTTATTGTCCCGCTGGTGGGCAAATATCCGTATACGTTTTATTACAAACATAAGCGCTATTGGTTTTGTGGCGACCATTGCAAGAGGCTGGCAGAGGACAACCTAGGACGGAGGCATTATGTGTGTAAAACCTGATGTTTTCCGGGCGTGCAGCGAGTGCGGCGGTGTTTTCCGCTGCACTCCGACCTGGAAATGGTGGACGAAAAACCGGCGCGGGAAAAAGATTTATTTCTGCGGTCGCGAATGTTACGAGGACTTTTTAACGAGGAGGATACACCATGAAAAATAAATTGCAAAACCCGCCTGCACCACCTGCACACGTTGCGAATATTGATGTTTGCAAACTGTGCAGCTATTGTACTTTTAGATTAAGTACTGACAAAAAATATTTAGACCCGCGCTGCCATTACATGAGCACCTGCGGCACGCCGCTGTCCATACTTGACGAGTGCCCCGTCATTACGGCAGCTAGCCGGGTGCCAGCTGGCAAGGCTGGGAGCACCGACAACGATGCAGCAGACCGGTACACGTGGAGGGACGGTATCGAGTGCCGGGAAATCCAGCGGATTATGGCCTGGGGCGCCAGCGCGGAAGAAGCACCGTACATATATGACAATGTTAAATATCTTTACCGTTATCCCAGGAAAGGTGGGAGTAAAGATATTCGTAAGGCCATCAAATGTCTGGAAGAATTAGCCGAAGTGGTAGAAGCCCATGAACGTAGCTGACCAATTTCTGGATAAGGCTTACCATATCGTGCGCCGCCTGATTGAGCTGGAGGGAGAGCGAAAGGAATTTATCCTCGCTATCTCTTCCCCGTCGGCTGTTGACCCCAGCCGCGACTATGTGCAGGGCGGGGCCGCTCATGATATGGCTGACGATGTGGCAAGGCTGGAGGATAACACACAGCGCATTAAAGCGTTAAAGCGTGACTTGATGGTCATGCAAGGATATGTTAAACGGATTGACAACGAGCATTACAGGTATCTGCTATACACCCGTGGTATGTATGGCGTACCTCTGCTTACTATATCCAATACCATCAAAATACCATACACAACATTGCGCCGCGATTATGCAGCAGCTAAAGAGGCATTGTGCAAAGCGTTGGTAGACTGGCGACCATAAAAGAGGTAAAATATATTATGTAGGTTTATCCCTTTCATATGGTTTTCAGCCCCTATTGCATATCGGTGAGAGCTTTTGACTTCCATAGCATTCTCCATTCTGATAGCAACGGACAGCGTAAAAATACCGTGTCATTAAGTTGGCACGGTATTTTTATTACACAATTTGTTCACAAAGATTTCACACAATAGGGGGTATGGTTTGAAAAAGTTGGCACGGAATTTGCAATTCGGCGGTAGGTTTCCATTTTTTCTTAAGGTGGTTAACGCAAATGGCTAAAGCAAGCAGGACGAGAGAAATCAATAATCTTTATCAATTTATATACAGTCTAAAAAATAAATGTGACAGCATTAACGACGTCAACAAAGACCTGATACTGCAGTATTGCCGGTTTACGATCATGAGCAACGAGGTATCAAAAGAAATCCAGGACGGACTGGGCGTCAAGAAGCCGGAAGAGCTGGCAACGCTGATTGGACTGTATAAAGAATTTAACAAAATTGCCATTGCACTATATAAAACCCTGAAATTTGATTCCATTAAAGAGGAATTAAAAGCCGACAAAAACCCATACTTTGAATTATTGGAGGACGCCCGAAAAAATGGGAGCGATTAAAAAACGCTGCCCAACGTGCCACCAGCTGTATGCAGGGAAACGTTGCCCCGCCTGCACCCGGAAATATCAAAACAAGCGGATGCAGGACAACGAAGCACGGAAGATGTATGGAAGCCGGAAATGGGAAAAGTGCCGTAAAAATGTGCTCATTAAATACATGGGCTACGATATATGGATGATGGGGATTGGAGTTTATTCCCGCCCCGCGCGGCCGGTGGTCCACCACATCATAGAACGGGACGAAGCGCCGGAGCTGGCTTACCGGCTGGACAATCTGATTACGGTAAGCATTGAGAGCCACGCGGAAATCCATGCAATGTATAAGAAGGATAAAGAAGCAGCTCTGGAAAGAATCCAGGCAGGTATTATGGAATTCAGGAAACGTTTTGGTGGTGGTTGAAAATGTACGAAAAGGAACTGCGGGCCGCCAAGGTCCCCGCGGAACTCAAAAACTATGTAGGCGACTACTACCGGGCGCTGGTTGAGCGCGATAAAAAAGGATTGCTGGGGCGAGCGGAGCTGCTGTGCTTTACCCGCTTTTTAAACCTTGCCAAAAAATACCGTTTTGCCGCTGATGAAATGGCAACGATGTTTAAATTTTTAAACCTGCTGATTTATGTGGACCAGGACGGCAAGGCAAAGCACCTGGAACTATATCCAGCGCAGAAATTTATCATGTGCGGGATTTTCGGTTTACGTCGCCCGGACGGCGGGTATCTAGTAAATACCGCAAATATCTACGTTGCCAGGCGTAACGGGAAATCATTTTTATTATCCGGCGTCCTGCATTATCTCATGACAATGAGTAAATACCGAAACGAGAATATTATCCTTGCCAGCTGCAAAGGGCAGAACGCGGAAATCTGTTTTGATGAATTTGTGAAATTTATCGACAACGACCCGTATCTGGCGGAAACGTATACCAACGTAAACCGGACCGCTTGCTGGGCGAAAAGTCGGATTACCAACAACAAGCTGGATATGTTCCGGACCGGAAGCGGGGCGAAAAAATCCCTGGATGGATTTACAAACCGAGTTGCCGTCATTGATGAAGAAATGTTGTGCGATGAAATCATTACCAAAACCATCCAGGACGGGCAAGGGCATTATAAGGATAAATTGCTGGTGACTATGAGCACCGCGCAGTTTGAGATCGGCGGGACGAACCACAAAAAATGGCTGAGCTTAGAGAAAAATTTATTTGAGGGAACACTGCCGGACGAAAATTTCTTGTTTTTATGCGAACCGGATAAAGAGGATATAGCGAAAAAAGATTTTTCATCTATCAAGGTATGGGGCAAAGCGAACCCGGTCCTGCTTTTTCAGCAGGACGGATACACCGTCAAGGATTATATAAAAAAATCCTACACGGCTAAAGCCAGGGCGGCAAACGAGGTTAAAGGGTTTGAGCTGCAATCATTTGCAACAAAGCAATGCAATATTTGGTATTCCGCGGAAGATCGCGGGCTGTGTACGTTTGAGCAGATGAAAGCCTGCGGCGCGCCCGTCGGTTTTGCTGATGTTGTGGGCAAGGGCTATAAAGATTGGTATCTGGGCATTGACCTGTCCCACACTCTGGATTTAACCTCCGTTTGGTTTGGGGCTATCGTTAAGGAGCAGGACGGAAAAATTTTAAAAGCCGGGAGCCTTAAAGGAACCCCGCGGATGTTTTGCCACGTTGTGTCCTGGATGCCAAAAAACAAATTGCAGATGCACGTGGACGCGGATAAATTTCCGTATCGCGATTATGTGGATAAAGAGCTATTTTTATGTACCGGCGGGGGCGGGGAAAACATCGACGCCGGGCAGGTCCTGGAATACATCCAGGCGGCCATGGAAAAATATAGCCTGCATTATGTGACCATTGCCGCCGACCCCTACGGGATCGCGGGTATACAGGAGCACCTGGCGGAAATGTGCGACACGTTTATTTTGCAGAACCAAAGCCCCAAGGCGTTGAGCCAGTACATCGAAATCCTGTCCGGTCTCTGGAAGGATAAAGCAATCATCTACAGTGCCGGAAACGAAGATATTTTAGAAAAAGCCATGATGAACGCGGTAATGGTCAAGAATCCGACGGGTTATTATAGTCTGGAAAAAATCAGTTTGAGAGCTGACAGCAACGTGCGGATTGACCCGGTGGACGCCATGCTGACGGGGTTTATTGCCCCGTACATTGATTGGAACCGGGGCGACGTTGATGGCAACGAAGCCGTGGACGATTGGCTGGAAATGGTGAGAGGTGAATAAATGGTCACGCTGGAAGAAGTAAAGGAATACCTAAACATTGTCGGGGACGACGACGACAAAATTTTGAACCGTGAAATTTCCACCGGGTACGGCTACTTGATGGACGCCGTGGATGATTTTCAGGAAATCTATGATAGCAACGAAAGTTTCAAGGCCAAAGCCGACGCCTGGGTGCTTGATTTTTGGCTCCCCGACGCCTACGACAACCGGGAAGGCGGATGGGCTGAGGGCAGCGCCGGGATGGACCCACGCGCCCGCGCCATGATCACACAGTTACAGCTGTACAGAAAGGAATGATGGAATGGAAAATTTTAATTTAACCGGAGCCGTTTATGATTGCGAGGCGACCGATGAACTTGTGGCCGGTATCCAGGGCGCTGCGGAAGATTACAGCCTGGATATCAACAGCCCGGGCGGCGACGTATTCTCTGGGTTGACCATTGTAAACGCCATCCAGAACAACGAGCACAAGGCAACGGCTAACGTCCATGTTATGGCTGCCAGCATTGCCGCCATCATCGCCCTGGCTTGCGACGAAGTGGTGGTGGATGAAAACAGCGTCGTGATGTTGCATAACTGCTGGACCGTTGCAGACGGAAATAAAGAGGAACTGCAGAACGCCGTGGAAGCCATGAAACGGATTGACGCCATCCAGCGAAATATCCTGTCTGCCCATTGCCGGGACATCGACAAAGTAAGTGCGGCCATGGACGCGGGGGATTTTTGGATGACCGCCGACGAAGCCGCGGAATACTTTGATAACGTGGTGGTGAAAAAGGTGGAACGCCCTGAAGGTTCTCTGGCCGCCGTCGGGAGTTTATACGACCTGGTAATTAAATCCCGGGCAAATGCGGAAGAAAACAAGGACGACGAACCGGAAGAGGGTGGCGACGATGAACCCGCGGAACTTGACGAAGGCCAGCCGAAAAACCCTGAACAGGATGATAACGAAGACGGCGAAAAGAAGCCGGATCCAGATTCCGGAGAGGATGATAAAAAGCCGCAGGCGTACGTTGTCCCACCCGCCCTAGCTGCTTTATTTGCCAGCGTCGACAAAGAACTGGAGGCATAAATGTTTGAAAAAATCAAAGCCTATATCCGCGGGTATCCCCCGGCGAAACAGTACCAGAACCTGGCGCCGGTAGGATATGGCCGCACGTTTAACATCAGCCCAAACGCAGATGTGATTTTTGCAACATGCGTTAAAATTCTGGCTCAAAACCTGGCACAGTTCCGATGGACCGTTTACCGCCCGGATTCTACGGCGGAACCAGCTGCCGTTCCCGGCAGCGCAAACGTGCTGAATTACCAGCCGTACCCGGGAATTAACGCGTATGCGTTTTGGGAATACATGGAGAAACAGCGGCTTTTATACGGCAACGCTTTTGCGTATATCAACTGCGACCGTACAACGGCCCTGACTGCCCTGGTGCCCCTGGACGCCGGAAGTATGCAGGTAGTGTGGGATGATGCCAATATCCTGGATGGGCAACGAAAGCTGGTATACCGCTATACGGACCCCCGGAACGGCCAAACGTTTACGATTTTGCCGGAAGAAATTTTACATTTCCGGGCATTTTCCACCAACGGAATTTTAGGCCGCCCGGCTGGGGCTGTATTGCGCGATACCTTAGCGGCAAACGCGGAAGTGGAAGGCGCCATCCGGAGCACCATTTCCAACGGCTTTTCCGGAACCATCGTTTTGACGTATACGTCCGACTTGAGTAAGACTAAACAGAAAGAGCTGCAAGCACAAATAAAAGAGCTGCTGTCTAACAGTAACGCAACCATTTTGCCGTTACCCGCCGGGATGGAAGCAAGCAACATCACAAACGACGTCGGAAATTATTACCAGATCGTTAAAGAGTCCAAAGCGGAAGACATTTCTGCGCTATTCGGGATTCCGCTGGCCATGTTAAACCGTATGGGCGGAACCGGCGCGGCGACGTTTTCCGCGTCCCAGATGATGCAGTTCTTTTCCCAGACCATTGCCCCGATTTTGGAGCAATACGCCGCTGAATTATCCGTCAAGCTGCTGTCTGAGAGGCAGCGAAACGCCGGGTTGCGTTTTGGCACTGTAAATGATGTGTTTGACACACTGGATGCCCAAAGCAAGGCGTCCGTCCTGTGCAGCTATACCGGTGCCGGGATTTTAACACCTAACGAAGCCCGGGCCAGCCTGAAATATCCGCGATTGGACAGCCCCGAGGCTGATATGTTGACACAACGGGGCGGGACCGGCGCCCTGGGAGACAGCCCGGGGAATGAACAAGGAAATGAAGGAGGAGAAAATGGCAACGATTGATAAGACCGTAAAATTTAAAGCGGGAGGTAAAGAATACAGCGTATCCTATCCGCTGAAAGCCGTCATGGGGGCAGAACAGGAACTGCCGGGCAACAGCCTTTTTAAGGCCGTGGCTACGGCCAGCCTGACGAATTTTTATGTAATGCTGAAATGGGGCCTTATCGGCGGCGGTATGCCAGAAAACACACCGGCGGAAACGTTTGACGAAATCTGGGGCGCCGCCCTGGCCGAAATGAGCGCCCAAGACCTGTACATGAAGGTTTTGGTTCCCGCCCTGATGAAATCCGGGACGTTTGGAAAAGTGCCAAAAAACGTGGTGCCGGGGACCAAAAAATAAAATCCTATGAATCCGTTGCCGATTTAGCAACGGAACTAGAAAAAATTGCTTATGGGGAACTGAACCTAAAGCCGTGGGAATTCGAGCGGCTGACAGTTGGAGAGCTGGATGCCCTTTTTGAAGGATACATGCGGAGGGTAGATCGGGAAGAAGATATACTTATCAGGCGCGTATCCCTGCCTGTGTATCAGTCAATGCTGGGCAAACACGCCCCCACCTATGAGCAACTGACCGCCTACCGGCGGAAAAATAAAGCGCCGGGGAAGATGGACCCCGCCCTGGCCGAGAAATGGAGGAAAATCTTGAATGTTGCACTCCCTGGAATTAAAAAGGGAGCTGGCCGCCATCCAGGCCAGCCTGAAAAAGCAGATTGAAAACCAGGAACCGGTGAGCGCTGAGGAACAGCAGCGCCTGCAGGCCGCCCTGGACGAATATAAAAACGCCGTTACCGCGGAAGCCGCGGAGAAAGGAAAGAAGACGAACATGGAAAAAGTAACTAGAGGTATGATTAACGCCGCCCTGAAGGATTTCCTGCGCGGTGATCGCGAAAAAATGAACCAGCTGGACGCAACCATGAAAGCAGCGTTTCAGGCAACGGCCACCGGGCAGAACGGCGCCGTATCTGCTGACGGCGGGTTCCTGATTCCTGAAATCCTGCTTCCTATCGTGGAAAATGACCGGCAGGGCGTAGACCTGAGAAGCATCGTAACCGGCGTGACCGTTGGAACCCGTTCCGGCAAAATCCCCGTTATCGATTATGCTAACCAGGCAGGCGTGACCCTGGAAGCGTTTGACGAAAACAACAGCATTAAAGAAGGCAAAGCCGCATTTACCCAGCTGGCATTTACCCTGGCTAGCAAGGGCGCGCTTATTCCCGTGTCTAATGAGCTGATTCGGGACAGCGCCACCGATGTTGTGGCACTGATTGCTACCCTGTTTAACCGGATTTACATCAACGATGTTAACAAGGACATTTTGGCTAAAGCGGTGGCGCCGACTGACGTCAAGAAAAACACCGTTGCCGATTTTGGCACCGTCGCCGCCATCGACGCCATTAAAAAGGCCATCATTACCTGCCCGCTGGACGCCGGGGCCAATGCGTCCGTGGTGGTCAACCAGAACACTTTCGCCGCAATGGCCCTCGCCAAAGATACCCAGGGCCGCTACCTGCTGGCAAGAGACGCCAACAACGAAACCGTCCGGCAGATTGAAAGCCGCCCCATCCACGTAGTAGAAGGCGCCGCCCTGGCTGACAATACCGCCGTTGTGGGCGATTACAGAGCACTTTATCACATCGCGTTCCCCGCCCTGGAAGTACAGTCTAGCACGGAAGCCGGGTTCCGGACCAACAGCACTATTGTGCGGGCCGTGGCCAGATTTACCGACCTGAACACCTACGGCAAGTGCTTTACCGTCCTGAGCAAGGCCGGAGCATGATATGTTCCGGCGGAATCCGGGACGATTTACAGAGACTATAAAACTGATGAAGCCCAGCGCCCCTAAACGGGACGCCCTGGGCGGCGTCAGTGCAACGACCTACACGGAATTTTTAAAAGTGCGGGCGCTTGTGACCGTCAAAAGCCAAAGCAAACAGCAGATTATCGGAGACTATGCGACCGTTGATACCCGTTATTTCCTGGTGAGGGACACCCGCAAGACGTGCCCTGACCTGGACAGCACCTGGCGCCTGGAATGGGGCGGAAAAGCGTATAAAATCAACGACGTATTACTGATTGATGAAAGCCGCCCGGCTTATGTGCAGATTACAGCAACGGCCATTACGGGAGGCGGCAAATTATGACGTACAAATTGCCTTTTACCGCCATCAGTAAAGCCCTATATGCCACGTTAAACGGGCAAGGGCTGGAATGGTTCGACAGCGCGGTGCCAATTACCGAAATCGAGGACTATTTTCGGAGTCAGGCAGAATTTGCTTATGGGATTTTAGGCGCGGCTGACATGGACGCGCGGGACACCAAAACAGGCCCCGTGTGGACCATGACCATAAACCTACAAATTTACAGCAACTACCGCGGCCGCAAAGACGTTGCCCAAAAGTTGGAGGCTGTGTTTTGCCGCCTGGCAAGCCCGGACGGACGAGCGGCGTTAAATACCAGCTTAAATGCTGACGGTTTTACCCTGGTAGACCTGACCATCGGCGCCGTATCTATCAGTTTGCCGATTGTAGGCGACGCCGGAGAGTGGCAGAACGGAAGCATTAATTTAAAAATTCGTGTAGGACAATTTAAGGAGGAGTAATTTAATGAGCGTAACCATTACCGCGGAAAATTTGCCGCAATTTGACGGCGCGACCGGAATTTCCGGAAAAAAGCGCCTGTTATACGTAAACTATGGTACCGGGGCCACGGCTGAGGCCCCGAAATGGACTCTTATCGGCGGGGCTGAGGATTTTACTATGAGCCCGACGGTAAACACCCAGAGTAAGACAACGAAAGACAGCGGAGGCTGGTCCATTGCTGCTCCGACTGGAAAAAGTTTTGAAATCTCTTCTAAGTTGGTGGCAATCGCGGGCGATGTGGGGCAAAACGTGCTGAAATCCTTTGTTTACGACGACAAATGCACCGACAAAAACGCGTTGCAGTTTGCCTACGTGGACGTAGATAGCAAGGATTACATGCAGTTTACCGCCGTCGTTACGAGCTTTGAAGAAACCAGTGCGGCGGAGGACCTGGTGGAATATAGCATGAAGGCGACCGGGACCGGAAAGCCGGAGACGAAAACCGGGTTTACCATCGGGGCATAACTGAACAGGGCCGCCACCGCGGCCCTTCTTTATTATTATTTGAGGTGATAACGTGGAAACCATTGCAGAGCTGCAGGCAAGGATACAAAAATATACCGATGCAGGGTTTACCGCGGACGTCGTTAAAGCCGCCCGGGAAGCGCAAAATGCGACCTGCGACTATATCCGGCGTACCCATCCACAGACCGGGTTCGGCGGGATGGAAATCGCAAAATACATACAAAAAGGAAAATTTACGATTGAAAACGTAGGCGTGGTTAACGCCACAGTTTACGCAAACTATTTTGCCCGTTGGTACAACACGGGGGCATACGGCCGGGCCATCAGAAAACGAGGACCGCGGCAAGGTATGAAAGGCCCTGAATATGCACCACACGGAACTTATTTTGAAAAGAACGCGCAAGCGATTGAACAATATTTTACGGATTACCTTTTAAATTACTTAAAGGAACACATTGACCTGTAGGAGGTGAGAAAATGGCTGACGCAAAAATCAATCTTGAAACCTTTACCAATGATGAAGGGCTAAGACGGCTGAACAGCGCCCTGGCCGAAGGGACACAAGCCGCATCCGCCATGCAAAAGGAACTGCGCGACCTGGAAAAAGCCACGCAATCTGGCACCAACGCGACCTCCGAACAGGCCAAAGCGATGCAGGACTTGCGAGAAAAGTTAACCGCCCAGAAGCAGGTCAACGCAGAGTATAACAAGGCCATCAAAGACACAGTAAACAATCTGAAAAAGGTGGAAGAAAAACACAGCGCCCTGGGCCAGCTGATGGACAACGTGGCCGGGAAACTGGGCGTCAATACCGCGGCTTTTACGTCCTTGGACGTAGCCGCCGGGGCATTTGCCGGAACCCTGGCCGTCAAGGTTGCCTCTGCCATCGCACAATTTGTCCAGGACGTAGCCGCCATGGGGGCGGCAGCCGAAAAATCCGCGGCTATGTTCGCGGCCTGGAAACCGGCGGCAGAAGACGCGGCGGAAGCCGGGAAGCTGTTTAACAGCGTGGGGCGTGACACTAACTATGATTTAACCGCTGTCAAGCAGTGGGGCATGGACCTGGTTAATCTGGGGTATAGTGCAAACAACGCTGCCCACATGATTAAATTGTGCGCCGATACCGCTGCCGGGTTGGGGAAGGGACAGGCGGGGGCGGAAACGCTTATCCGGACTCTGGCCAGAATCCAGGCAACGGGCGAAGTATCCTCCCGGCAGATGAAAGAATTGCAGCAGTCCGGGCTGGATATGGACAAGGCGTTTGAATCCGTAGGGATGACCGCCGAGGAAGCCATGCAGGCCATGGACGACGGCACCCTGAACGCCCAGGACGCCGTAAAAAGCCTAACGGACTACATGCACACGTTTGACGGTTCCATGGCTGAAAGCAAGCAAAACATCATTGACGAATGGGGAGACGTCGAGGGCAACATGGTGACTATCTGTGCGGGCATTGGCGGCGCCATTTTTGAGGCTTTCGACAAATCCGGGATTGTGCAAACCCTGGTAGATTTTACCCAGGATTTACTGGACCTGGTGTGGAGCGACGGAACCAGCGCATTTAGTGAGTTTGGCAGCATTGCCCAATGGGCGCTGGATGCCATCGACGCTGGACTGGAAGTCGTCAGGACAGCGGTGAAAGCTGTAATCATTATTTTTTACAAGCTAAATGACGCCGCCCGGAATATCGGGAGCACAATTGCCGGTTATCTGGCACCCATCCTCCGACCCCTGCAAGCTATTTGGGACAAAGTAAAATCTATCGTGTCCACTCTGGGCGGCGCTGTCCAGGAATACGTCGGGACCGCGTGGGACGAACTAGTTGGGCCGCGAAAGGGCGTGCCCAAGGAATATAACGAGGACGATAACCACTTCCACACCGCTATCCGTGCACCTAAAGAAGAGAAAGGTACAAAAGAGCCGAAGGAAAAGAAGGAAAAGCTAACCGAAGAACAACGTCAGATTGAAGCGCTTATTAAGAAATACTCCGACTGGATCGCTATCAGACAGGCAAACGAAAAAGCAGCCATAGAAGAAATGAAGGTCCGGGCAACGATGCTGACCGGCGAGGCTAAAGCAGACGCCGACCGGAAGGTCAAACTGGCCGAATATAAAAAACAGTATGATGATCTTATTGATAGTTACGAAAAGGAAATCAAGCTGGCCGAAGGAATCGAAGATGACGAAACCAGACAGGCTGTTGCTGACCGTATTAGTGAGCAAGAACGAAACGCCAAAGAGCTTTACATGGCACAAATCGAAGCACTGCAATACGCCGAACGCTATAAACAGCAGCAGGCAAACAGCAAGGAGCTAATGGCCACGTTTGGCGCCGACCCGAACAGCATTAAAGCCTATGTGGACGCCATCAAAACGACCGTGACAGACGCAATGGCCGAAATCGACCAGGCTATGGCAACGGCGGGAGAAGATCAAGAAGCAGGCATTAACGGCCTGGCAAAGGTCCTGGGCATGAGTCCGGAAGCCATCAAGGACGAAATGGCCGCCAAAAACGAGACGTTGCAGGAATTTGTAGATAATTACAAGCAAAAATTGGTTGACGCTGGAGAGGCCGAAACGAACCAGGTCAAGAACACGAAAAACTGGAAAGACGCCATGGTCAGCTATTGGCAAGAAGCTGGCAAGAGCATGGGCGAGGCTTTCAGTAGCATTTTGACCGGGACAAAATCCGCGGGCGCGGCTCTGGGTGATTTCGTAAAGACGATTTTTCAAAACGCTTTAAAAATCGCGACGGAATGGTTAGGCCTGTTCGCTATCTACTCTATCGTAGGCGACCCGAAGCTGGCCGCCCGGTGGGCAGGGCACACCCTGTTTGGTATGGATTTTGGGAGCGTCACAAAGGGCAAGTTTGGTTTTGCAACCGGCGGGTACGTTGCCGGTCCTGGCACCGGGACAAGCGATTCCATCCCCGCCATGCTGAGCAACGGGGAGTACGTTATTACGTCTCAAGCAGTCAACCGAATTGGGCGGGACAACCTGGACGCCATCAACGCCGGACGCGTGCCTGACCTGGGGAGCAACGGGGGCGTTACCGCGATTTCCGGCGGAAACGTCACGTTAAACGTGTCAGCGGTTGACGCGTCCGGATTCAACGCATTTTTACAGCGCGGCGGCCTGGATGCCATCAAGCAGGCGTTGTTTGATAACAATCGTAATTTTGCCGCCGAAAGCGGGGTATGGTAATGGCTTTAAAAAAATTCCCCCAGGAAATCAAACACCTGACCTGGAACAGTAAATTTAAGCAAAAATGGAATACACAGGTACAGACGTCCGGATCCGGTATGGTCCGGACGTTGACGAACCAGCTTTACCCGCAATGGACCATTACGGAAACGTTTGGATTACTTGACGATGATACCGCCGACAAGCTAATGGCATTTGTTGCCAGTGTCAAGGGAGGATATGAGCCGTTTTTATGGCTTGACCACACACTCAACCGGGAGACCGGCCGGGCGTTGCCAGTCATCGTGCCGGGAAAATATCAGGCGGTTTGGAGCCTGGACGGATACGTGGAACCGGCGGAATACATCGAGGACGTGACCGTCTACGTGGACGGTAAAAAGCAGGCAAGCGGCTACAGTGTTTCCGGCGGCGTCATCAGCTTTTCCACGGCACCAGCAACAGGGGCTGTGGTCACGGCTGATTATACGTATTGGTTCAAAGTCCGGTTTTCCGACGATGGGGGAGAGTTAACCAGAGTTTTTGAGAACGTTAACAATTCCTCTAGCTTTAAGATGGACGTGGTGAGATGAAACAGGTAGATGCAAGCCTGACGGCGTATCTGAACACACAAAAACAAATACAAAGTTGCGATTTATACGATATTATCCTGGCAAACGGCAACCATTATTACTATACGGATGCCGACATTGATATCAACAACGGCGGAACGGTTTACCAACACGGCAAGCTGCTTTTTAAACGGCAGCAAATTAAACTGAACTCTACACTGACCGTTGACACGTTGAGCGTGACCATTTACGCCGGAAAAAACGATATGATCGAAAGCAAGCCCATCATGAAGGCAGCGCTGGACGGGACCATGGACCGGGCAAGGCTGCATTTAAAACGCTGCTTTTTCCGGGACGGTTCCGTGGTGGGAACCGTAGACCTGTTCGCGGGAAAAATCGAAATCAAGAACGCGGGCGGGTTGCAGCTGCAGCTATCCATCAAGGCGGAAACAAGCGGGCTGAACATGAATTTCCCCATACGGAAATATTATCCCCAGGGGAGTTTTTCCACCGGGTCCGGCGGCGTGATCACGGCGTCCAAAACAGATAGCAGCGCGGTGATTGCGCCGTATATCCCACGCAAGGAGGTGCTGTTATGAGCAATCAAGGCGACCAGATCGCCGCCGCTGCTTTAACCTGGTTGGGCACCCCACACGTAAACGAGGGAAAGGCTAAAGGTCACGGCGTGGATTGCGGGATGCTGTTAATTTGTAGCCTGGAGGACGCCGGACTGGTTAAGCGCGGTGAAATCAAAGTAAAACATTACTCAAACATGTGGCACCTGTCTCATGGGGATGAGTGGTTTAAATCCATCGTGGAGCGATATTGCGACAAGGTGGATGATATGGAGCGGGGCGACTTTTTACTGTATCAGTACGGACGTTGCGTCAGTCACGGCGGCGTTTATATGGGCAATGGCGTTGTCTGCCATGCCCGGGTGGAGCAAGGCGTTATCCTGTCCTCCGTAAATGACGTTGATTTTTTAGACGCCCACGGCAACAGCCGCCTCCGGGGGATTTATCGGTTTAGTACCAAAAAGCGAGACGAGGTGAGAGCGCATGGGGCTATTTAGAGGCCGGACCGTAACGACGCGGGCCAATAAAATCAGTGATTTTACCGTTGCCACAGCTAGCTACGGTGGCGCTGTCCCCGTAGTATACGGCACCAGCCGCCTGGCTGGCAACGTAATTTATTATGATGATTTTACCGCCCATGAGCATAAAGAGACGCAGCGGACCGGCAAGGGCGGCAAAAGTAAATCTGTATCCATTACGTATACGTACACCGTTGCCGTCATCCTGGGGTTGTGTGAGGGGCCTATCCATAGTATCGGCAAGGTGTGGCTAGGAAAAGACGTATATCAGTATCCCTCCGACCAAATCGGTATGACATTGTACGACGGGAGTCAGACCGCGCCGTGGGCGTACGTGCAGGGCAAGCACCCGGACAAGGCCCTGACGTATAACAACTTGGCATATATGGCCGGGGTTATCGACCTGGGCGATAGTGGCTCCATGCCTGATTATAACTTTGAGGTCCGCGGGATGCTGACCAACACCGGCGACGGGACGGACGCAAACCCCGCGGATGTAATCCGGGACATCCTGGACAAAGTAGGGCTGTCTGGCGTTGAAATCATTGGCCTGGATAACTACCGCAAGTATTGCCGGGAAGCTGATTTGCTCATTTCCAGCCCCACGGACACCACCGAGGCAAAGGCGGCCCACGACATTATTAACGAGCTAATGACGTTGACCAACGCGTACATGTTTTGGTCTAACAATAAATTTAAAATTGTATGCAAAGCTGACCGGCCGGTGGGCAGCTGGACGCCGGACACCGCCATCCAATACGATTTAACCGCGGATGATTTTTTAGAGTCCGACGGCGCCCTGGTGACGTGCCAGCGCAAGGACAGTTCAGAAATCTATAACCGTTTTCCAGTAGAATTTATTAGTCGAAAAAACAGCTACGAGACGGAAACCGTTGCCTACGAACTGAAAGACGATATAGCCGAATACGGCCTCCGGCAGGCCAGCAGCACAACAGCACACTGGTTTTACACAAAGGAGCGGGCCGTTAAAGTAGCTGAGCAGCTGGCAAGAGACGCCCTGTACGGGCGTAACAAATTTACGTTTAAATTGGGCTGGGCGTTTTGTCGCCTGGAAGTGGGCGACCTGGTAACATTGACGGACAGCGCCCTGGGACTGGATAAGACGCCCGTTATGATTGACAGCGTGACGGAAAACACGGAGGGAACCCTGACGTTTACTGCCATCAGCCGCCCGCCGATGAAAGCGACGAAACCGGCTTATGACGTACACGAAAACGATAGACCATACATTGATTACAACGCGGACGCACCGGACACGGACACGCCTCTTATCATGCAGCCGCCCGCGGAACTGACCACAAGCGGCCTGGAAGTATGGATAGGCGCCAAAGGCAAGGGCGACCTGTGGGGCGGGTGCGAGGTCTACGTTGCCGACGACGGGACCAACTACCGGGCGGCCGGGACCATTGCCAGCAGCGCCCGGGTAGGGACACTGGCCAAAACTATCAAAGCCACGGATACCAGCATAGAGGTTGCCTGTAATGGAACGTTTTTAAGCGGCAGCCAGCAGGACGCCGAACGCGGAAACACGTTGTGCTGGATTGACGGCGAGTGCCTGAGCTATCAGGGCGCCACGTTGCTAGACAACGGGCACTGGCAGCTTGACGGCTGTATCCGTGGGCAGCATACAACGACAGCCGCGGCCCATGACGCCGGAGCGCAATTTGCGCGTTTAGACGCAAGCCTGCTCCGTATCCCGTTTTTAAGTGAGGACGTGGGCAAAAAGGTATATTTAAAATTTGTGTCTTTTAACGTTTTTGGCGCCGGGGTGCAAGACCTGTCAGCCGTTAAAGCCTACGAATACACCATAAAAAAATACTACATTCCGCCGGTTAAGAACGTAAGGGCCTATAACCGTTACCGCCACCTGGCGGACGGGGTGAGCCGCTACGACATTGTTGTGCAGTGGGACGCCCCCGACCTGGACACGTACGCCGCCGGGCAGGTTTGGTATAAAACAAACGCCGGGCAAGCACAAGACCTGGCCGCGGTGGAAGGTGTGCCAGTCAGTGAACTGGGCTTTTATGGCAAGTGGATTTTCGGCGGACAGGGCAAGGATGAAGTTGTCATCCCCCAGGCCGTTGTCGGCGATACCTACGAAATTGCCGTTACCACCGTCGATAAATGGGCGGCCAGCACCGACCCCGACTTGGCGCCCGTGGTAAAAATCACTGTTGCCATCAAAACCGTGTTGCCCAACACGCCGGACGGGTTTACCGTTGCGTTCGGCAAGACGGCAACGGCGGAATGGGCGGAAGTCACCAATACGGACGTCATGTATTACGAAATCCGCCGGGACAATGTGCCGGGCGCCGAAACGGCGGGCCTGCTTGCCCGGACGACCGGGACGAAGGCAACGGTAGCGCTGACGGGACGGACGGGGAAACTGTACCTGTTCGCCCGGAACGCCCTGGGAAAATACAGCGCCCCGGCGGTGCTGAGCTACAGCAAGGCCGCACCGGCGACGCCCGACGCCCCCACGGTAAAAAACACAATGACCGGGTTCGCTGTTTCCGCGGCTGAGGGTATCCCGTCCGACGCCATCGGTATGGTGGTATACGTCAACGACGGGGACGCCATCAAGACGGAAAACTCCGTACTGAGCTATAACTGTGAACCAGGCGTATATGACGTACGGGTGGCGTTCTATGATATGTTCGGGGAGGGCGAAAAATCCGCCGAAACCCGGACGACAGTCAAAATTATCATTGACGCTGATAATATTAAAGATGAAGCCATCAGCCTGGCCAAAGTCGACAGCACTATAAAAGACGCCGTAAAAGAAGCGCAAGGGGTATCCGGCAAAGTTGCAGAAATCAAGAAAACCACGGACAGCCTACAGGCAACCGTTGCCGACGATAAAAAACAGCTTGCCAGCCAGATAACGCAGAACGCGGATAGTATCACGTCGATTGTTACGAACCTGGGCGACAGCGCGAAAGCGAAAGAAAACTATAGCGCCATCGCGCAGTTAAACGACGACATAGCACTCCGGGTTAAATCTGGGGAAATTATTTCCCAGATTAATCTGAGCAAGGAAGGGGTGCAGATTGACGGGAAACTCCTGCACGTAACCGGGGATACCCTGTTCGACAAAAACGTTGTAGTTAAAGACATGATTCAGGCCGGGGCCGTGACGGCAGACAAAATGGCGGTTGACAGCTTGAGTGCAATAACGGCGACCATCGGCACGTTACGGACGGCGACCACGGGGGCGCGGACAGAAATCAAAGATAACTTGATTTTAGTGTACGACGGTAACAACGTGCTTAGAGTGCGCATGGGGGTGTGGTAATGTACTGGGCTTTAATCGCGGCTGTAATCGTTGCCGTGGTGTTGGCGGCAACGAAGAAGAAGAAGAAGAAAAGCACGACGACCACGGAAACGACGACAGTAACGACGACAGAACCCGTGAAAATCACCGGGAAAACGCCGGAACCCGTTGCCGTAACGTATTACGTTGACGGGCAGAAGAAGGAGGGGACGTTAAAAGTGGCGCAGGGGTTGCAGGTATTCGATTCCAGCGGAAACGTTGACCTGGATATTACGGACAATCTGGCAAAAGTCGTTGCAACATTGGACATTTCCGGGAATGGCGGCAGTTATAGCAGTGATATGTTAAAAAATGCGAGTATCTGGTGGGCCTTGCTGTTGCCCACCAGTAGCCAAAACATTTATTTACCTAGCAGTATTACGACGTCAAGCGGAAAAGTTACGTGGAGCGCGTCATCCTATGTTGATTCCAGTGGAAACACACAGAGCCACGCCATTGACAGCGGGGTAAAGTTGGTAGTGGGGGTGTACTAAATGAGTACCAGCGGAATAACCGTATACAATACTAATAAGGCTTTAGTGCTGGACGAAAATTACCAAAATTTTTACCTTACAGAAACGGGAACGGCGGAGCCTGCATATCTTGACAGTACGACAGGCTACAGGGCGACAAAATACGAAGGAACCATTGCCAGAAACCCATTGAGAATTGACGGAACGGAAACGAGCGAGCAACGCCGTTTGCCTTATGAAATTATGCTGTCAAACAATGAAAAGATCGTGGCCGTGGGGTGCAGTTCTTCAAACCTGTACAAAACGTACACGTTCAAGAATGAGCCACAGACAGCGGCGGCCCACGGAACAGGGTTACAGGTTTTTAATTCCGCTGGAAAATGCATATACGATTCCACGTGGAAACGTTTAAGGATTTTAAATTTTGGAAGCGGCGGCTATAAGTTGCCGACAGACCGGGAACTTGCCATTGTAACGTGTTCGGTGAACTGGGAAACTGGCATTATACCGGGGAACAATACGCAAGGCGGTTGGATTATTTACGGTATTTCCGCTGTTGTGCCAGAAAACGGATACACGAAGTTGAAAAATTACGTTTACAGGGGTGCGCCTATTGGTGGGAGCTATTGGGACGGGTTACCGCGTCCGGCCGCCTGTATGGTTATAGACGTTACGGGATATTAAAGGAGTGAGTAAATGAAGCGTCAAACATTTCAGGCCCCGGAAATCCGGGACGAAAACAACAACATCATCAGCGCCGGGACGTACGGTAAGGAAACGGCCCTGGTTAACGCCACGAATGACGGGGTGTTGGACTACATCAATAATAACCTGCTGTACCTGCACGACAATATTACAGGCGGCGACGGCAGCACGGTAAACGCCGACACCATCACGGGTAAAACGGCAACGATTACGGACATCACCGCCACCACGGTAAATGCCGACACCATCACAGGGGCGCTGACCGGGAATTTAACGGGCAACGTCACCGGGAATGTAACGGGCGACCTTGCAGGTACGGCGGCGAAAGCCACGGCAGACGGGGCAGGGAACAAAATTATAGATACGTATGTTACAAAGACGGCCCTTGCTCAATCTGTCACCACGGCTTCCCTGTCCGTCAGCGGAACAGCCACGGCCCCCACGGCGAACGCCGACAACAACAGCGCCACGATTGCCACCACGGCGTTTGTCAAGACCGCGGTAGCTAATTTGGTGGATTCCGCCCCGGATGCTTTGAACACGCTGAAAGAACTGGCCACGGCGTTGGGGAACGATGCGAATTTTTCCACCACGGTAACAAACGAGATTGCGGCGAAGGTTGCTAAAGCCGGCGACACCATCACGGGGCCGATTCTGTACGAAAAAACGCCCAGTGACGGTACGGAACTGGTCAATAAAAACTACGTTGACAATTCTATCAGCACCGCCCACAGCTACATCAAGCGTTCCACGGCGTACAGCGTGGGGGACGTTCTGGAATCCCCGAACCTTCCCCCGGGATGCGTAATCGTTGTAACAACGGCAGGTACAACGGGTACAGCTGAACCCGATTGGAGTAGCATAAAATCCAGCCTGGGGGGGGTAATAACTGACGGAACTGTAACATTTTATATTAACGATACACTGAGCAAGCACAGTGTGGGGGATATTGTCTACAAGCCGCTGACAAAGACGGGGGAACATGAGTATCTGTTGCCGTTGGACGGGCAGACGATTGACGGAACAACGTACAAACGGTTGGTGGATTATCTGGGGACGACTACGCTACCCGATTTAAACGGCAGGTATCTGAGAGCGGACACGACACCGGGAACCATGGTGGCGGCCGGGTTGCCGAATATTACAGGGAAGTTTGACGGCGGATTCCTTATTGATAGGGGTGAGAAAACCTTCACAGGGGCTTTTCAATATGGTGGTACAAACAACGCCGGGAATAATGAATACGGCGACCCAGACAGTGTTGACATTCGTACTGATTCGTTTGGTGGAAAACTGGCGGAAATTAAAATTAATGCCAGTGCGTCCAATGCCATCTACGGCAACAGCGATACCGTTACCCCGTTAACCTACACTGTCCGTGCTTATATTGCTTATGCATAAAGGAGCTGATTTTATGGCAACATTGACGGATGGAAGCATGACGGGCAAGGTACTGTCCTTACCCGAAGCGTATAAACTGATTGAGGATTTAACCACGAATTTATCCGCTTTAAAAACAAACATGGAATATCACGCCGGGGATGTGATTTCCCGTGAAATCAGAACGGTAGGGTTTATTACCGGTGGTGGGGCTTATGTAAATTTTCTCATCCCATTATCTAAACCTGTAGGGAATGACGTTTCGACCATAACGACAGCTTTCACGACTTTTACCGTCCGGCAAATTTGAGCAATCAAACGAACAACGCCAGTTGCGGCGTTGCGGCTAAATTTACCATAAAATTTGCGTGAGGTGCATTAATGACCGACATTCTTATCAACGTTTTTAACGTAATCATCGGCCTTTTCATCGGGGCCGTGTCCGGCTACGCTTATGCGTATTTTTCCGGGCTGAAAGCCATGCGTAAGGGTATGCAGTTAATCCTTCGTGGTTGCCTTAACGATATGTACGTCCAATTTCAAAAACAGCCGCCCACAGCGGACGAAAAACAGAATTTTGAAGAAATGTTTTCCGTCTACGAAAAATTGGCGGATAACGGGGTGATGGACGCAAAACACGATGCGGTATTGCGGATGAAAGAAGCGATAAAATGATTAAACGCCTGTTGCGCCAACTTAACCGCTGGAAATCCGCGGTATTGTCCCCCATGGGCTTTATCATGATTATAGCGGCCGCCCTGCTTTTCGAACTTTGTCTTATGCCTATGGCATGGACAACGGGGTGGGTGTACCGCTTAAATTCAGATTGGTATTTCCGTATGCTGGACGAATTGCGAAAAAACGTCAATACCAGTTTTGCCCCGGCGGTGATTTCCGGGGCAATTTTAATTGCCGGGTATCTTGTCAATCGCAACCACGATAAAATCCCGGACAAACTGGAAGGAGAAAACAATGCTGAAAGAAATCCAGTTCCAGAGGAACAAGCAGGAAATTTTTGCAATGGACGAAAATTATAACGTAATCGGGCAATGGGAGTGCCGTTCTGACTTTTTCCCGGGATACAACGAAGAGGGCGACCCGCGGGGCAGCTTGCCCAACGGCGACTATACCCACGCAAGCGCGGAAATCACGGACGGGTGCTACGGCCCCGCCTACGGGAATTTTTATATCACGTCCGGTGACCCGCGGGGGCGGGACATTCACGGGGGCGGCAGCGACCTGGAGGACCCGTACGCGGATTATCAAGGATGGGAGCCGACCTACGGTTGTTTGCGGATGCAGAACGCCGACGGGGTGGAGCTGTCCCGTATGATTATCGACGCCGGGAACGACGTCATGTTGACAGTGAGGGATGAATAAATGAAAGGGGTTGATAGAATTGCAGAAATTAAAAACCGTATTCGCGGCCTGTTGCCTGTCATTGCTGCTGTTTGCGTTGCCCTGTTATGCGGCGCAATCATTGGATACCAGTACCGGGCCAGAGAAGATGTATACATTGAGCGAGCAGGAGTTAACGACGCTGGAAAGGAACTCCAGAGAATTAGCGAGAATCAACGAGGAATTACAGAGGACCTGCAACGGGCAGGGAGTACAGTTAACGACCTTGCAGGAACAGTTAACGCAAGCACAGGAACTGTCACAGAAATTGAAAAGTCAAATAGACAGATTAACAGCGCAATCGGCAGAGCAACAGAGCTTAATCAAGAGAACCAACGAATCATTGCGGAAATTCGCGCAAGAGGAAAAGCGAACTAGGCTCCGGCTGAAACGACAACGGAACGCCTGGGAAGCCGCCGCCGCCCTGCTTGCTTGCGTTGCAATTAAAAAATAAATCGTTGCAAAGTATTACGCCCGCTTTATGCGGGCGTTTTTTTGTTTGCCACGAAAAAATCGTGCGTTTAAATCGTTTTACAGCATTTTTATTTTTGTCCGCTTATGATTTATCGCAGGAAACGGGAAACGCGCCAAAAAGCGTTTAAAAGCACAATAGAGGCAAATGTATATTTTCAGAATTGTTTCAGAAAATATACGTATAAAATTTTAAAAAATATACGTATAAACTCTTGCAATTTATACGTATATGTGATACTATATAGTCACAGGGAAGAAGGAACGCCCTGGAGAACTTGAGAACGGCACCGGAAAACGGAAGCCGTCAAAGGAGGAAAAAATCATGAAGAACCTGAAAAAGACCGTTAGCGAAATCAAGACCTGCCCGCAAGGCATGGGCGCCTATTACGAAGTGTTTTACAATCGGGCAACCGATGAACTGTTCACTTGCTTCCAGGTAAGCCTGGGGCGCAATTCCTGGACGGAATTTAAAAACCCCCAAATCGTAAAAATCGGCGAATTTGAAAAGCCGGTAACGATGAAGGAACTGAAACAACTGGTTGAAGAAGCACGGTAAACCGGTGGGGCGAAAGCCCCACCACCATTTGAAAGGAGCTGAAAGCAATGAAAAAGCTGGAAGCAATGCACGTATACAGGGTTGGGCACGGCCCCATGCCGTATGTTAAGCTGGACGGCAAGTGGTACAGCCTGGATGGATGGGACGGGAACTTGTACCAACGTTGTTCAGAGGTGGCAAGCGGAGAGATTCTTAGCCAGTTCATCGGAACCGACGTCTACAAGCTCAAACCCATTAGCAAGAATGGGAAAACCATCGGCTATGAATTTGTGGATTAAGGGGGGCGAGTAATCATGAAAGAAATCACGAAAGAATGGGTATTAAACCACAAAGCAATGTATGACCATCTCCGTGCGGATGATTATAAATATTGTTCTGCCTTTGCAGGGTGCAGCGATATTGCCTCCTTGGCCTATCGTACCAGCAAGCCGGGAGAAATCGGCGAAATCCCGTTTGGTGAAGACGCTACGTATTATCCTTGGTTGATTGCCAGTGACACCCCGGTGCCTGAGCATTATCAGAGCCGCTTAATTTTGGACACGAAAGCGTCCTGGTTATGGATTTATGACGACGACGGCAAGACCCTGGACCTGGAAAACCCGGCAGGATTTCAGATTTACCGGGCGGGCGAGCTTGGTATGCTGATTAGATTTAAATAAAGGAGCTGATAACCATGAAAAAAACCATCTATATGAACGACCCTCTTTATAGGCTGAATGAGCAGACAGACGGCGGCGGATTTTCCCGCCGCCTGGGCGAAATCGTGGAAAGGTACGATATTATAATGAAGCTGACGCCGGAACCGCCGAAGTTTTCCCAGGAGGAAATGCACATTCTGGGCGAGGTCCTGGCCGGGGCAAAGATTTCCGCGGGATTTATCTATTCCATGGGGTTTGAAATCCAGGATAGTGTTCTGGAAACGCCGGAAATCCGGGAAGCCCTTGCAAAAAAAATCGATGCCATGACGGCAGCAGAAAAAGTAAAAATGATCGAAACGTTTCTCAAATAA